GTTGTTTCTAAATTTTCTTTGATTAATTCGCTGATTAAAGTACGCTCGCTGACACTGAGTTGCAGGGCCTGATCGTAAGTGAGACCACCTCGCATGTACCACGACAGTTGTAACGCCTCTCGTCTAATGTCGACAGTTTCTTTGTCCATTCTATCAACCAACTGGCTAATTTGGTCAGGGGTCGAGACTAGGAGGCGGATCCGAAAAAACTTGCCATGTCCAGGGTTATTGCTTGCTCATATTCGTGTTTGCACTCTGCACAACTCATTTTTAATGGTTGCATTTCTGAACTGGCTTTGAGATCAAGTATGCAATCTCTAATTTGATTGAACAGTTTACTGTCACAATTTTTCAACATTTCTTCAATGTATTCGGGTTCACTGACCAAAGCCTGTGGAGTTTTTACAGCGGCAATACTTTGCGCCAATGCAGTGACAGTGATGTCAGTTATCTTTTTCAATGCTGCTGTCAGTGCAGTCATTTTTTCAACCTCTGGTACTTCCGCATCCGGCAACATCTGTAGTAATTTTTGATTTTCATACTGCATTTGATTATTGTTGTTGAGATGCTGATAGTTGAGTGGTTTGAAAAATATTTCCATATCGCCTGCATGAATACTTCGGCTATAGTCGGCTGTTCTTATGGTATCTAACACTGTTCTAAGATCTATAGTTTGCTCGCTTTCGTGCTGGCAAGCCGGGCAAGTGGTATCAAAATCCATGTTGTGCCCGTGGGTGGCAATGCGAATAGCAATCAACAAGGTATCAATATCCGTGGTTGGTACCATCCAGGCATTTTTGATATCCGGAACACAGCTCTGGATCACGTTTATTGTGGCCTGTCCGTTGTACAGTGCATCTGGAGTACGATAGTTGATTTCGTCAATGGCCGTCATGGGATACACCGGCAATTCGCCTGTGGGCGGCATGGTCAATGTGCCAGGCGGATAGTTTTTGCCCTGGCTAGGCAATTTAATGTAAATTGCCGGCTGTCTAAAGTACTGTTTAAGTGGATTGTTTGGATTCATGGTTTTCTACCTCGGTAAATATAATTATGGCTGATCAATACACCCCGGAAGAAATTCAAGCGATATTTGAAGAGTACAATAACGCTACCAAAGGCGGAAGCCAAGCAACGGCTGAATTAACCAACCGTTTCAAAGACGCTAACGCAGGCCTTAAAAATTACACAGCAAACCTAAATGCCAGTTTAAAATCTCTTGGCACCAGTATGCTGGGTGTGGCCAAGGCCATGAAAGACGGACAACAAGGTGCGTCAGTCTACAACGACAGTATCGAAGCGGCTGCTGATGCAGTGGACGCATTTGCCAGTAGATTTGGATTTCTTGGCAAACTAATTGGAACCTTGCTCACAGCCGGTGCCAGATACGCAGTTGAAGTAAACAAACAGTCCGACAAATTATTTGACACATATAAAAATCTCAGTCAGTCTGGACTAGCCGATGCTGGTGGTATGCGTAGCATATTTGACAATATGCAGAAGTTTGGGTATGGCATCGAACAGCTAGGCACCATGACCGAACTGCTCAAAGCCAACAGCGTGGCATTGGCCAACTTTGGTGGAACCGCAGCCACCGGTACCAGAGCCTTTGCAGATGCTGCTGTTGAAATACAACACAGTGACATTGGCAAATCCTTACAGATGCTGGGCAAAACTCCTGACGAGATCAACAAAGGCATGGCTGGGTTTATCAAACAGCAACAAATGGCCGGTGTAGCATCGTCAAACATACAACAAAATTTGTCACAGCGCAGCGCCGAGTATATTAAACAACTAGATTTAATGAGCAAGCTCACTGGTGAAAGTGCCGAAGCACTGCAAGCCAATCGTGAGCAGGCCATGAGTGAAGATGCATTTAATCAAACCATATATGAGTTAAGAAAAAAAGGTGACGAAGCATCAATGAAGCGGGCTGACGAATTACTTAAAGCGTCAGACATGTTAAAAACTGCTCCTGCATTACAAAAAGACTTTTGGATGAGTGTAGGTGGCGACGCTAGCGCCATGGGCAGAATGATGACCGGTGGCATGAGTGATTTTGCAAGGTACACCCAAGATGCAAATTTTGAAGCAGCAAAAGGAATTGACCTAGTCAAAAAAGGCAATCAAGCAGGTAGAGATCAACTGGGCGGCCTGTATAAGTTCACTGGCGCATTAGATGGCGTTACCTACTCTGCCAAAGAATCTAGTGCTATTATGGCCATCGGCGGTGACAAGTCAATGGAACAAAACGAAGCCTTAGCCAAAGCCCAACAAGAACTACAGAAAAAAGCTCTAGACCCGGCAACCAAAGCACAGGTTGAAATGCGTATTGAGCAAATGAAAACCACAGCTGAGTTCCAAAGCCTAATCAACCAAGGAATAAATCCAGTAACCAAAGGTATGGCCAAGCTGGCCGGCGGAATTGAATCAGTCACCGACAAACTGCCTGGATCCGGCACCAGCACCGGAACAAAAATGGGCGGTGGTGAAACTGGTAGCAACTGGTGGAATCCAAGTACCTGGGGCGGCAAAAAAGAAACTGGCCAGGCTGGTCCATTGTTAGATCTAATTGGCAAGGGCGAAAGTGGCGGCAACTACAATTCATTAGTTGGGGGTAAAACTGCAAATCTCACCAATATGACCATTGCCGAAGTACAAGAGCTACAAAAAACCATGACCAAGGCAAATGGTTATGCCAGCAGTGCAGTAGGCAAGTATCAAATGATTTCAGCTACGTTAGGCGAGCAGGCCAAAAAAGCTGGATTGGATGTAAACACTGCTAAATTTGACCAAAAAACACAAGACATGTTGGCACAGCAACTGATTAATCAAGCTGGCTACGGTAAAAAAGACACAGCAACTGTAATGAAAAACTTGGCCGGTACCTGGGCCAGTTTACCACAGGACATGTCAGGTCGCGGCCGATACGATGGTTACAACACCAACAAAGCAAACATAGATCCTAGAGCATTGGCGTCAGCAATATCCGGGCCAAACAGCAACTACGACAACAAAATGTCCGACGTGAAACCTGACAAAACTTTGCCAACCAAAGAAACTACTCAAAATGCACAACAGGATCCAGCCAGCCGCAGTGAAGATGTTATGGCGTCATACACCCAAGCATTACAAGCCCAGCAGGCAGCATTGCGAGACATAGCAGACAACACTGGAAAATCTGCTAGATATGCACCTGTTTAAATTCGTTGCGCCTGTGCATTAAATCTATAAATATACTACCATGGCAGACAATCAAAATACTCGTAAACCCGGGTGGAAAAAATATTTCAAAGTAGCCAACACCGGCGGCCAACTCAGTCCAATCTCAGGACAGAACCAATTTGGCCTAGATGGATATCCCAGACAAACCGGCGGCGACTACACAGGCGGAACACCAAACGACTTTGCGTTTCGCAACTATGCCAGCCGACTGCCTGAAGTATACTCAGGACACCCTAACCGTATTGAACGCTACAATCAATATGAAAACATGGACTGTGACTCAGAAGTCAATGCCTGCTTGGACATTATTGCTGAGTTTAGCACACAGGTCAACGAAGACAACGGCACACCGTTTGACATCAACTTCAACGACAAGCCCACAGATCACGAAATTGAAATTATTAAAAAGCAACTGCAACAGTGGACCAAACTGAACAAGTTTGATCAGCGTATTTTTAAACTATTCCGCAATACCATCAAGTATGGCGATCAAGTGTTTGTGCGTGATCCAGAAACATTTGAAATGATGTGGGTTGACATGGTCAAAGTGGCCCGTGTTATTGTTAACGAAAGCGAAGGCAAGCGCCCTGAGCAGTACATTATTCGTGATATCAATCCCAACTTTCAAAACATGAGTGTGGCGCAAAAAACCACCAGTGACTACTATGTGAGCCGTGCATTGGGCGGTGGAACCAACACCAACAATTACAGTAGTCCAGGCGGCGGTGGTGCTGGAGGCGGTACTGGCAACGGCGGAGTAGGCAACAGCAGATTCACCCAGGCCATGAACGAAACCTGTTTGGATGCACGTCACGTGGTGCATTTGAGCCTAAACGAAGGCTTGGATTACTTTTGGCCATTTGGACAAAGTATCTTAGAAAACATTTTCAAAGTATTCAAACAGAAAGAATTGTTAGAAGATTCTGTGTTGATCTATCGTGTGCAACGTGCTCCAGAGCGTAGAATTTTCAAAATTGACGTGGGCAATATGCCAAGTCACATGGCCATGCAGTTTGTGGAACGTGTCAAAAACGAAATGCATCAACGCCGTATTCCTACCAATACCGGTGGCGGCGCCAACATGATGGATGCCAGCTACAACCCACTTAGCATCAACGAAGATTACTTCTTTCCAGTCAGTGCCGACAGTCGTGGCAGTGAAGTTACTACCTTGCCTGGCGGTTCAAACCTGGGCGAAATTGACGATTTAAAGTACTTTAATAACAAAATGGCACGTGGTTTGCGTGTGCCATCAAGCTACTTGCCCACAGGCCCAGACGATTCAGACCGTGCCATGAACGATGGTCGTGTAGGCACAGCACTGATTCAAGAATACCGTTTTAACCAGTATTGCATGCGCCTGCAACGCTTGATCATGCAGAAATTAGACGACGAATTCAAAATGTTCTTGCGTTGGAGAGGGTTCAATATTGATGCAGGAATTTTTGCCATCAGCCTGTGCGAGCCACAAAACTTTGCCAGCTATCGCCAAAGCGAGTTGGATACCACACGTATTGGTGCATTTGCACAGTTAGAACCCTTGCCGTACATGAGCAAACGTTTTATGATGAAACGCTTCTTGGGCTTAACCGAAGAAGAATTGCAAGAAAATGATCAACTTTGGAGAGAAGAGCGCGACGAACCAGAGTTAGAAACTACACAAGGTCAAGATCTGCGATCAGTTGGCGTTACTCCTGCTGGCTTAGAACAAGATTTGGCCATGGGACAAGAGCTAGCTGGAGCCGAAACTGACATGCCACCTGGTGGCCCAGAAGGCGGCATGCCTGGAGCACCTACCACAGCACCTGGTACAGCCGGAACAGCAGGAGCACCGGCCGGTGGCGGAGTGCCCGGAGTATAAATACCAGTATGATCTTAAACGAAATTTACGAACGTAGCCCTGCAGCTTATCAAGATCTTGGACAAGACAACAGCCAGCCAAGATTGGGCAACCTACGAAAAACTCGTTTAACTCTACGCCAGCTAAACAAACTGCGCCAAATGCAAGATGTAAGAAGTTATGAGTTTAAAGAAAAACTCAAGCAGGTCAAAAAGCAGTACGCACCTCCTCCTGCGGCACCTGCGCTGTAAGTCTATGACTGACACTGCTCAGTCATAAAATAGTCAAATCTACCCACTTTTCTGCCGTTAAAGTACCAATATTATTCGTTGGTAGTAAATACCTTACGAGCCATAACCTATGAAGGAGATAATATGACATCGAAATTTGAACAATTGATTGAATATGTAATCAATGATGAAGAGGCGAAAGCCAAAGAACTATTTCACGACATTGTTGTGGAAAAAAGCCGCGAAATCTATGAAAATTTGATGAGCGAAGAAGAACTAGACGAAGCCGAAGAATTGGACGAAGAGTCTGATGCTGAACGCGATGACCATGCTGAAAAAGCTGGACGTAAAGTTGCCAAAGACATTGAGTACGATGAAATGCACGAAGACATGGGCGGCGATGCTAGCGACGACCTAATCAACGACGTAGAAGCTGAAGAACAAGGCATGCAAGAAGAAGAAGAGTCTGATGCTGAATTTGATGATGCAGCTGAAAAAGACGGTGAAGAACTCACACACGATATCGAACAAGATCACGACGAAGGTGATATTGAAGATCGCGTAGTTGACTTAGAAGACAAACTTGACGAACTCATGGCTGAATTTGAGTCATTGATGGGCAACGGCGAAGCTGAAGTTGACTCTGTTAGCGACATCGACGGCGGTGACTCGTTAGAAATGGACGACACAGACACAGCTGAATTTGGCGATGACCAAATGATGGAAAACGTCAAGTTGGATGCAGCTCCAAAGCCTGTGACAACAGAACCAGCTGGTACAAACACCAAAAGCACAGTAGCTTTTAACAGTGGTTCCAAGGGTATGGAAGGTGCTCCAGTTAAAATGACTGGCGACACTGCACAAGGGCGTCCTGCTCCAAAATCTGGTGATTTACCAGAAGCTGGACAGTTTAAAAACGTACCAGGCAAAGGTGGTTCTAACGCCAAGTTAGCATCTGCTCCAAAACCTGTAACAACCCAAGCAGCCGGTGTTAATACACGCACACCATTTCCAAAAGGCTGATAGGTAGATATGGCTCGATATCTTAAAGAACATCTAAGCTTCACTCAGGCAGGACTTGAAATCTTGTCTGAGGAAGCCCATGATGGCGGCAAAACCTTAAAACTAAAAGGTGTTTGCATTGAAGGCGGCGTTAGAAATGCCAATGAACGAGTATATCCTGTAAACGAAATAGCCAAAGCAGTTGACACTATCAACGAACAGATTAAAACTGGTCATTCAGTCTTGGGCGAAGTTGATCACCCAGATGACTTGAAAATTAATTTGGATCGTGTAAGTCACATGATTGAAAAAATGTGGATGGATGGGCCAGCTGGTATGGGGACATTAAAGATTTTACCTACACCGATGGGTGAACTAGTGAAAACTATGTTGACTAACGGTGTAAAATTAGGGGTTAGCAGTCGTGGCAGCGGTAACGTCAACGACGCCAACGGAC